CTTGGGTTTGTTTTCTAACTCAATACTGTCGTAAAACTCTTTTGCAATTTTCATAAGAGCCTTACGAATAGTTGGATTAAGTTTATTATCGACTGTCCAAAATTGTCTATTCAACTCTGGTTGCACCTTAAACGTTTTAATCAAATCATCAAATGTCATTACTTCACCAAGAATGTAAATATTTCCGAAAGTATATTGGTGTCGGAATCACCATTATTAATATCAATATTAACTGCGTAGTATCTGTTTCTGTAAAGATTTGACGTATTAAGTATAAAGTGTGATCCTGTTGCATCGCAACTTAACTTTGCAAATTCATCTACTGGTGATACTATAGTTCCCGATTGTCTATCAATTATACTAAAATACGATGATGTTGGTAAATAATACACGTTTTTGTATCGTAATTCTGTATTAAAATTCTTTTGTGGATATTTGTCACGTACTACCAATCTTATTTTTTCTTTTGACCCACGAACATATGTTTCCTTTACGTTTTTCGGAACAACCTGAATATCATAGGTATTTGGAATTTGTTTAAGTGAACCCGTGGCAAATGTTGAGGTATTCCAAACCGCTTCCAAAACTGGTGCGTGTATCGTATGCGTTTGTTTTGAGAAGAACTTAATATTACCTTCATTTGTATAATCTGCTTCGGAAGCTGATGAAAACTTAGCAATAAATCCGTTGAATGTAGACCAGTTTGCACTATTAGATATAAACGATTGCATTATGTTAGATACATCCACACGTAAATCTTGTAATGGATATTCGTCCAATATTAAGCTTCTTGAAGGTGATTGGTAATAATCACCCCCAGCAACACTCCACGATACAGAAGTATTTGATTGTCTCCAAGTAGAACCATCACTTGGATTTACTGTTTGTTGAATATAATATCCACTGCCCTCTGCCCACGAACCAGAAATTTGATAAATTTCTAATTGTTGCGAATATGGTAATTTTTGTGCATTTGCAATTCGTAAGTTTAAATAAAATGATGCTGTCTGTGGTATTGAACCACTTGCCGGTAATTTGAAGTTTATTAACGCACGTGCTGCACTAGAAGAATATGCAATTTCTAAATCTTCTGGATTTGCTAATTTACCAACTTCAAGAATTTCGTCCAAACCAGCATTTCTTGTTGGATTACGTTGATATAACGTATTATCTGCGGAGGCAGTTAGGAATAATCTCATTGTCTTGCACTTCCTACGATATCATCTTCTGGATATCTAATTTCAAAGATACACGGGTCAAGTGATGGATAGATAACTCCATCAACGGTTGCTTCTGCGATGTCGTAACGATATAGTTGATAATCTCTACCATTTTTAAAGAAATATTTGTTAACAATTTCGATACTATTAACACTTTGCACACCATCTTGTGCGTTTAATAATAATGATAAGTCACCTAAACGAAGTGGTTGATTAATATTCCACTTATCAATATCAAAATAATCTTTGATGGTACCAAGACATACAGCTATAACGTCAGACATATTGTAATTTTTGAACACAGTAATGTCAAAATTTACACCAATATTCACTACAAATGCGTCAAGAATATTTACTTGATCTGTTAGCATTCTATATTGTGAAAGATATTGTTGTAGATTCGACTTAACCAAACTATTTAGTGTGGTAATTTTTTTACTTTGATTATATCCCAACACATACAAATTTATTGCATTTGGTTTTGGATAATTTTCAACATATTGTCGAATGGAATCATCTTGCTGTTGTGGTGTTGTTTCTTCTTGAATTTTACTTTGTAAACTGTCGGAGATAGCAAATACCTTTGCAATTGCACCAAATTGTGCTGGCATTGCCAAGGTTCTTGCTTCGTAATCTCTACGAGTTACAACACGATTTTGTGCACTATAACTTGCTAACGCACGTTGACGAATTTCTTCAACACTTTCACCATCTTGCCCACCTCTCGCTGGCATTTCATTAAATACGGTTACTGTGTTCAAAATGTCATTAAATAAATCAAGTTCTGTTTGATTAAATTCTGTGGTTCTATTTAAAATGTTTATTTGCCCCGTTTGCAAAATAGTTCCTGATGATACGTTACTATCTACTCCACCGCCAGTAAAATATGTAACAGTAATGGTCGTATTTGCTGGTGCCAGCCCGAAGTTATCCGTATTTAACAAATCGGTATTACTTAGTGACACACTTGCTAGCCGTGTACCATATTCTGTATTTGCTACTTGTTGTGAGTCAAGATAGACAATATCTTCGGATGCATTACCTCTACCAGAACCAAATATCAATTGTGTTCTTTTATCTGGTGTAAGTCGTGTAACAAATCTACGTGGAACTGTTCTAAATTTCATTGCGTATGAAGGACTTATGGATTCACTTACCGCCGCGGTGTAAGACACCTCTTTGTCGTCTATAATTGTATCTTGTGCTAGATATTCAACTTCATTCCACTTATATCCGTCCGAATCAACTACGTCACTAATTGTGGTTATGTTAGTATCCCCAATTGTAATTGTAGAAAACTTTTCTGGGTCACCAAAGGTAAATGTTTCTTGCCTAATATCACCTGCAATAACTTTAACTTTTTTGGTAACCAAATAAGTTATAGGCAACAAAGTTATAGAATCCAATTGTCGTGGAGCAATAATTCTGTCCGTTGGATCTGCAAAATCTACAATTTCTGTTGTTCTGAATGTTACTACATTTGGTGCTAATGTAGACATCGTTGAATTTCTGTCGATTTTTAGAAAATAATTTGGGTCGGGAATATATCCGTCCTCCGCACCAAGCGCTGGAACCGCTTGCGAAATTAACACTTCTGCTGTTGCTGGGATTATAGTTTTTGGTTTATACCCCATAGCTTGCGCAATAGTAATAATATTTCCTTCTTGTTCTGCATATGCCAATAAATTTTCTTTAAACGAATTATCTACATAGAAAGATAATACATCACCTACATAAGCCGCCAATTCCAACATAATCATGCCTGGATTTGCTTCGTTGAAGTCTGTCCAGGTTGTAGGATAGTAAGTTTTAATAAAGGTAATTAAGTCACCTTTAAAATCTACGAAAGATTTGTTGAGATAACTTACTTCCTTTGGTGTTACACTTAGTTTATTTAATACGTTATTGGTTGTAGCCATTATGGTTCTCTATTAAAAATTTCTAGTAGTTGTTCTTCCAGAAACAACCAATCCACCAGCGACACTTGTATTTAATTGTAATTGAACTTCGTCTGACACGAGGGGGTTATTTGTAAATCCATATTTGACATATAGATTTATACTGTTATCATTTAGAAATGTTGAAAAATTTGTAATTTCTATACTTTGAAGTGATAAATATGGCATGAAACGTTGTACAGCTTCAATTACAAATTGTTGTGCCAAATCTTGTATTTCACCATCCTTTTGTTCAAACAATAAACGCCATAAGTCACACCCGAAATCTGGATTTGATACCCGTTCTCCCTTTTTAGTCAAAATTAAGTTAATAAACTTTGATTTTTCATTTTCCAGTGCGTTTGTCGTGGATTGAAAAAATCCACGAGTACCTCGATTTAACGGAAGTGTTTGACCTAAATAGATGGTAGTTGACATATTACTTACTTAATCCCATCTTTTTCATCAAAGCACTATAATCCTTGGTTATAGCTTCCACCGCTGGCTTTACCGATGGGTCATTTAAGTTAACACCGTGTGGAATATTTTCTGGGAGAACCATATTCTTTGTGGTAGCGGTTATGGTGTCTCCTTGACGTTCCAACCCCATCATCGCTGCCAACTTTGAACGGTCAAGCTTTGGCTTACTTGGGGTAGCAACAGTTTCGTTAACTTGTTGTGTTCCCTTAATTTGTGCCACAGCTTCACCCAGAAGATTAGGAAGAATTCTGTTAACTTCTTCTTCTACGATGGTTCTGATGTATGCTTTTAATAATGTCTTGTCCATTTGTCTCTCCGAATAAAAGTAACCGTTTTTGCCCCTCTATTTAAATATCAAAAAACTATGATTTAGACCAGTTTTATACAATAACTGCACTACCTTTATTATGACGCTGTTGGTACCGTAACTTGCGATTCGTAGGTTATGGTAAGTTTTGCTTCAAAAAATGTTTGCCCATTAAGACGTTTTGGTATAGGCTGAGTCCCATCTACACTCAATGGTCCAACATACCCAAGTTGTTGTGCTCGTTGTCTGTTTAATAATTCAACTTCATTCGATGCATCACTTGGACGTAATCTGCGTGAGACTGTAGTGATTGTTTTAGTTTGTTCGTTAATGAAGACTTCGTTTTGTTTTATTGTGGATAACGACGAAATTTGCGGTGGTGTTTGTTGTACTTGTTGTGTAATTTGATTTATCGTTTGTGCTTCTTGTACAAGATTTCTTGTTAATTCAATTTTAATTGCATCATTGTTAAGTCCACCAACCAACGACCCATACGAAGTAAAAAAATTGTTTGTCGTATTGGCCGCGGATACTACTGCACCAAGATTTGCGGTTGCTTGCTCAGTAATTTTCGTTGCTACTTCATCAATTCTTGCACGTGTGGATTGCACGGTTTGGGTTGCTCTTTGTCGTGCAAGTTGCCCTGCGGATTTTGCATTTTGATACTGTTTTAAAATATTTTGACGTTCACGTTCAACAGTTCTATTAGTTTGTCTAACATTGTTAATAAGTTGTCCTCTTGCCTGTTCCACGGCGGCAGTTCGTATCGCTTGCTTAGCTTGAAAATCTGCTCGCACTTGACGTAATGAGTTTCTTGCTTTTGCTAATCCGCGTTGAATTTTATCTTTGTTTGGATCAGAAATTTCAAAACCAGATTGTTGTAATGCGGTCGAGTATGCTCTGTCGTAAAACAAACTGTTTTTATTTTTTAAACTATTTAACGCTAATTTATACTTTGCGTAAAAATTAGAGAACGTTAGATTTATTGTTGGTAGTTTTGGAAATTTTGGATATTTCAATATTCTGGGAATTTCCCGTAATTTTAAAATTCTTCGTAATACATCAATTGCTTTTTTTACGTTTTTTCTAAATTGTGGAATGTCTTTAAACAAAGCTTTGAGAATAGCTTTTTTGGTGTTTTCGGCAGCTTTCTTAACTAACTCAAACACAGCTTTTGCTGAATTATACAATTGTTCTAATTGATCTATTTTATTGATTAAAAATGTAAGACCCGCAGATACCAATGCATCAGGTGCATTTACTAGAGCATTAAATATAGATGTGTATTTGGTAATTTGTTGCTCTAATCTATCGGTTTGCTGTTGTAATCTATCTTGTAATTGTTTTAATATACGTAAATCTTCTAAGTTGCGAACCAATTGTCTAGTTTTTGGGTCTAATCCACGTAATATCCGTTCTCTTGAATTTAATGGTTTACGTTGACCGTTAAATTCAAGAGAA